AGCAAAAGCAGAAGGTATGAATCTAAAGCCACCAGTATCTGCTAAGCAGGCAGCAAAGTCACCAAAAGCCGCAGCAAGAAGAAAGTCATTTTGCGCTAGGATGGAAGGAAATCCAGGACCAATGAAAGATTCTAAGGGAAGACCAACACGTAAAGCGTTGGCATTAAAGAAGTGGGATTGCTAATATGGCACGTCAAAGTAACTCAGATAAGTTAAGTCAGTATAGAGGTAAAGTTAATCTTGCTCAAAAGAAATTACAGCAAGAAAATTATGGTCAACTTTGGCAAAGATTAATTAACTTATATCGCGGTAGGCAATATCGTGGCGTAGCAACTGGTGATAGATTGCTTGTTAATATTGCGTTCTCAACTATTAATACTTTAGCACCTGCTGTTTCTATTGGTCGTCCAAAGATTATGGTTAACCCGCGCAAACCAGAAGATGGTGATAAAGCTGTAGTAACTGAATCAATTATTAACTATTGGTGGCAGCATTATGGTTGTCAGCCAGAGTTCCAAAGAGCAGTTAAAGATTATCTAATTCTTGGTCATGGTTGGGTTAAAACTGGTTATCGTTTTGTTGAAGAAAAAAAGCTTGATGATATTCAAGATACCGCTGATGAAGCTGCAGATGGTCCTGGAGTTACAGGTGATGTTGAATCAACATTTGTTATTAGAGAAGACCGTCCATTCTTAGAGCGCGTTGACCCATTTAATATGTTTGTTGACCCATATGCAACAGATATGAATGACTTGCGTTGGATTGCGCAAAGAAGTCGTCGTACATTAAAAGATGTTAAGAATGATGACCGTTATGATTATGCCGCAAGAAAAGATGTAGGACCAGCAATTTCAAATGCTTATGGTGATTATATAGCAACTGGAAACTATGACACAACAGTTGATGCAGATGAAGCACAATGCAACATCTTTGAATATTATAATATTGATACTGGTGAAATGTGCATCTTCTCAGACACTGGTGATAAGTTCCTGGTTAAACCAACCAAGATGCCATATGTGTTTGGTCACCCTTACATCATGTTGCGTAACTATGAAATCCCTGGATTCTTTTATCCAATGGGTGAATTAGAAGCAATTGAGCCATTGCAGTACGAATTAAATGAAACTCGTACCCAGATGATGAACCATAGAAAGCGCTTCTCCCGCAAGTACTTGTTTAGCGAATCAGCATTCGATGATGCTGGACGTCAGGCTTTGGCATCAGATGATGACAACGTATTGGTTCCAGTTAAAGGTAATGAGAATCTACAAAACGTAGTAGTAGCAATGCCAGCCTACATTAACCCGCAAGATTATTATAATCAGTCATCATTAATTACAAATGATATTGACCGTGTGTCAGGCGTCTCAGAGTACCAGCGTGGTGCAATCCCAGAGACAACTCGTACCGCCCGCGAAGCATCAATCATTGCTGAAGCTGGTAATGCTAGAGTGGCTGAAAAGCTTGTGTCAATTGAAAATTCAATAGATGCATGTGCTGCTAATCTTATAATGCTAGCTCAACAATTCTTAACTGGAGAGCAGACTGTAAGAATAGTAGGAACTGAATCTGCACCTGTATGGTTAACATTTGATAAAGATTATATTTCTGGTGAGTTTGATTTTACAGTTGAGGCTGGTTCAACAGCTCCACGTAATGAGGCTTTCCGCAGAGATATGGCATTACAGATTGTTTCAGCAATGCAACCGTTTGCTGAGGCTGGACTTGTTAACTTACCAAAGTTGGCAGAGTATGTTTTAAGAACTGGTTTTGGCGTAAAAGACGCTGCAGCTTATCTACAACAACCAGAACCTCAAATGCCAGAAGGCATGCCAATGGCACCAGACCAAGCAGCTTTAGAAGGACAGGGTTTGCCACCAGGTATGGCCCCAGACCAAATGGCAGCAATGCAGTCAGAACAAGGTGGACAAGGTTTACCTCCTGAATTAATGGCAGCAATGCAAGGAGGTGGAGAACAAGCACTAAGTCCTCCAATGCCTCCAGGGTTAATAGCTGGTGCACCAATTACTGGCCCAGCACCTCAAGTCCCAGACCAATTAGCTGCTATTTTACAAAGTCTTCCACCAGAAATATTACAACAAATATTAGGTGGAGTACAGCAATAATAAAAGATATAGGTAAAATTATTTACATACATATAGGAACAACCAACTAGAAGGATGGACTCCAAATGAGTAATGAAGAAATAAATGATGCTAGTGCTAGTACTGAAGTAATCGACCCCATTGTCGAAGATGGACAAGTCGAGGAATTAGGCGAAGCAGGCGTAATAGAAGAGCCAGATTTTTTTGATTACACAGAGGTTGCGGCAAAGTCCGTAAAACTCCAAGTCAATGGCGAAGAAATCGTAGTACCTTTAGAGGAGGCTCTAGCTGGGTACCAGCGTCAAGCGGATTATACCCGTAAGACACAGGAACTTAGCGAACAAAGAAAGCAAGTTGAATTTGCTGCTACTCTTGCACAATCGTTGCAAGAAGACCCAGCAGGCACCTTGCAGGCTTTACAGCAGCACTACGGTGTAGCAACCCAACCAGAAGTCGAAGACGAATGGATGGACCCGGCTGAAAAGCAAATGCGACAGTTAGAGCAAAGAATTCAGGCTTTCGAGCAATCTAAAGCTATGGACGAATTAACTAGAACTATCGATAAATTACAAAGCAAGTACGGTGAAGATTTCAATCCAGATGAAGTTGTAGCAAAAGCTATAGCAACAGGAGTAACAGATTTAGAGTCAGTCTTTAAACAGATTGCTTTTGATAAAGTTTATTCTAAGGCTTCGGAAGCTACTAAAAAGCTTTCAGAAGAACAGGCTAGAGTTCAAGCTAAGCGTTCGGCAACAATTGTTTCCACAGGCACATCTTCTAAGGGCGGAAGTCCAGTCGCAACTACTGCACCTAAAACAGTATTTGAAGCCTTTGAACAAGCCAAAAAAGGCTTGGGGCTTTAACCAAAACACTAACATTATAAGGAGAAAATAAAATGACTTCACCAAACGTGCAGTCCGTAGATTACAATGCACTGTTTTCTACGACACTACAAAACTACCAGCCAACGCTGGTTGACAACATCTTCAAGGACCTCGTGCTCTTGAACCACATGAATTCAGGTGGAAGAGTTGTTATGGAAGAAGGCGGAACTCAAATCGTAGAGCCAGTGCTCTATGAAGAGAACTCAACCGCTGCATCCTACTCGGGCTATGACAACATTGCTCTTACCCCACAAGACGGCATCACGTCTGCTATTTACGACTGGAAGCAAATCGCTGCATCCATCGCAATTAGCGGTATCGAAGAAGCACAGAACCGTGGAACAGAAGCAATCATCAAGTTGTTGAATGCTAAAATTATGCAGGCAGAAATGTCGATTAAGTCACTTGTCAACGGTCAGCTTCTTAGCTCGAACAATGGCACTGGTGGCACCGCAAAAGAGTTCAACGGTATCGGCGGTTTCGCTGGTTCATTGAACACCGCAATCGGTGGTATCGACGCAGCAACCAGTTCATGGTGGAACCCAACTATACCAGCAGGTATACAAAATGCAACTTTGAGCCTTGTTAACATGGCAAACGTGTACAACAACGCATCGAAGGGTAATGATACTCCAGACATTATCATCACCACTGAAGCATTGTTTAGCAAGTTTGAGTCATTGTTGACACCAAACGTGCGTTACCAGGACGTAGCTAAGGCTAACTCTGGTTTCCAGAACTTGATGTTCAAGCAGACACCAGTTGTGTTTGACCTTGCAATGCCAGGTAACCAAGTATCCAATGCCTCGATGTACTTCCTCAATACGAAGTACCTCAAGCTCACTGGTATGAATGGCCATTGGTGGACCACAACGCCATTCCAGCAGGGTACAGTTGCACAGAAAGATGCTCGTTACGCCATCGTATTGGCCTATGGACAGCTTACTTGCTCCAACCGTGCACGTCAGGGCTACTTGTCAGCTGACGCATAATAAACTTAATTAGCTTCGGCTAGTTAAACAGGTTTAGCTGGTGCTAAGAGTTGAAAGGTTGTCATCCTTCGGGCAACCCTCTTAGTGCCAGCTATTTCCTTTTAAATGAAAAAATTTGTACAATACATAGAGAACTATTTATCACGAAGGATAATAAACATATGACAAGACAGCCAGTATTTACAAGTCAAGTTCCAGCAGGGTGTGAGATGTATAATTCACCAAAGTCTGGACAAGATGTAGCAGGCGTTATGCCTAACTTTGTGCAATCTAATACTGAACTTGCTCCACCTTCTGGCGTAGAATACATTCCCCCAGTGCCAACTTGCACACATTGGAATGAAATGAAGCAAGAAAGATGTAGAGCACCGCAAGCTAGAAAAACCGAATTCTGTATTGGCCATTTAAATCAACAGGCTAAAGCAGCTAAGTCTAAAGAATAGGAATATAACATGGCACTAGACCCAAGAGGTGGTTTAAACTCTTACTATCTTATCCAATTGCTTGAGAATCTTTCTCAGCTACAAATTGGCTATGATAATGATGTTGATGATATTAACCAGGACCTAGTGCTTCAGTTTCTTAAAGAAGGTTTTCAAACAATAGTAGATACCGATACTCGCTGGCCTTGGTTTGAATCAAATTATATAACAGCAACCGTAGAAGGTGGTCCAACAGTTGCAAACTTTACAATGACTCAAACATATTCACCTTATGTAACAGTTCCCCAGACTGTTGATATGAATGATATTAAAGAATTAATTAACGTTGTTTCAATTCAAGGTCCAGAAATATATGAAAACTTTGGTGTTGAATTAATTTATATTAGCCAAGACCAAGGCGAAAGATGGTGGGTAGGTTCAACTAACCAAGTTGGGATTCCAGCATACTTCTCACTTTGGGCTAATCAACTTTATCTATGGCCGCGCCCAAATCAAATCTACACTCTATTAGTTAGAGGATATCGTGAACCAGACCTTGATTGGTTATTAGATTCAAGCA